TCAAAAATCTGGAGAATATTTCACAGGAGACATGGCACCTTTCTTTCTTAGAACGTCCGGAATCTTTTTACCAAGGTAAATTTTTGCTATATCAGGAGGGGCAAGTCTTCCCCTGAATCCAAAGCGGGATTTTTGAGTAGATTCAAACTCATCATCTGCATCCCATGAAGGCATCTCGGGGAAATTCTCACGGGTAGATTCAAGCCACTCATCAGCTATATAAACCCCTCTGACGATTCCCCTCACTGTAGCCAGTATAAATTCAGCCTTACGAGCACGCTCAACACGCACACGCCAGCTAAATCGTACGGCATCATAGAGGTCTACATCCTTTGAACTTCTATTCACGGAAATCATCAGGACTTTATGTTGGAACACGACTGTTTCGGGCTGGTATGTTGCGATTAATTCTTTGATGTGTGCTGGACCATATTCATTACTGCCAGCACCGCTCATAATGTTAGTTAAACCGGGGTAGGCGTCGATAAGTGCAGCTTCAACCTCGTACGCGGTCTTTTCATCGGCCATACCGTGCCGGTGGATTACATGGATGACCTCAAGACCAGCCAACCTTATCTCTCGAAGTTGCTTGAGTTTATTACTGAGCAATTCATCATCAACCGCAGCGACTTCACCGCGCATATGAGCAAATACTCGATTCCCTTTCCCTTTCCCTACGTAAAAGGTACTTCCATCCCTTGGATCAATTAATCGGTATACATACCAGCCAAGATGTTCCATTACTCCCGGAGGAAACTCCTTGATATCCATGCCATAACTCCTAGTACTTGATTCATGAGGCATAAGCTAAATATAGCAATGTCGATTAACAACTAATAGTACCAATTAATCTCCCCTATAATTGATATACCGAAGAAAAAGCAACGTCCGCTTATGGCACAGACCTGCCTGTCACATTAGGTTTAGGTCTGTGCCATAGCTGTTCAGGTCAGGTCTGATTTAATACAATTTAGGCGTTTAGAAAGGTGAACCAGCACATTACTTCCACTCACTCCAGCCAACTGGATATTCAGCAATGGCATTAACATCTGTAAGTAACGCTACCTCCGATTTCATCTGCCTCTGCCGCTCGTGAACTCTGAAGCCGTACATTACCCTTGCCTGCACCATCGCTGCCTCCAGCTGTTGCAGGAACTCAAAATTCACAGGAACATCGTGGTTATCCGCATCCGTCCAGAAGAATCCTTCCGGTAACTTTCCTGTACTGCCAGCCATAACCACGGGCGCAAGACGCTCCTGCGATGCTTTGCCTCCATCCCACCGGCGATTGTCCAGTTCAAAAATAATGTTGGCGTTTTCCTGAACGTCCCGCCAGTTGCTGATTTCAGTCAGTTTCTGATTTCGTAAATCCTCCACCATCTTGTCAGTCATAATAAAAGGGGCTACAGGTCCATACTTTCCTGATTCAAGCTCGCTGTAGATACGGCGTCCATGCTCCTCAAAATCATTCTGACATGCAGTGAAAGGCAGAAACTCATCAAACTCTGCAAATTTAACCCTGCAGTTAATCGCTGTATGTTCTTTATTCGCCCACTCAGGAGCCTGAATGTCCTCAATATTCATACAATCTCCTGCTATGAAATTCGCTGAAAAAGACCAGCATAATATTGAAAATTATACCCAGATATACCATCCGATGAAGTGGTTATAACCCCACACGAACGCCATGTACCCGGCAAAGTGTATGTCTGGTTAGGACCCCAGATACAAAATGATGCTTCACGATTGCTGTTAGCTAGAATTCCACACGCCCGTAAGCTACTCCCTGCAAAATTTACACCGGGATTCAAAGGACTTCTGGATGGTTCCATCAATGCCAGCGCAAACGTACCTACAGCATGAAGAGCACCCGCTGGTGCACCTGCTGGTCCCTGCGGCCCTTGCGGTCCCGTAGCACCTGTTGCTCCTTTTGCGCCTGCCGGTCCTTGTGGTCCAGTAGCTCCTGTTGCACCCTTAGCGCCTGCAGGCCCCTGTGGTCCTTGCGGTCCAGTTAACCCGGTATCCCCTTTATCTCCCTTATCCCCTTTTGCGCCTGCCGGTCCCTGCGGACCTGCTGGGCCAGTTGCTCCAGTAGCCCCTCTGGCACCAGTTAACCCGGTATCTCCTTTGTCACCCTTTTCACCTTTTGCACCTGCCGGTCCCTGCGGACCAGCAGGGCCAATTGGTCCTGTTGCCCCCGTTAACCCGGTGTCTCCCTTGTCACCCTTTTCACCTTTTGCACCTTTTGCACCGGCTGGCCCCTGCGGACCTGGCGGACCACTGAGATCTTCACTTTCCTGTATCTCTTTAATGGTATCAGCGGCGGCTTTTGAGGCTGCACTTCTGGCCTGTTCTGCAAGAAGCTGTGCTTCATCCCTTGCCTGTCCACTTTCTTTCTCACTGGCAGCAGCAGCCTGTGCGCTGTTCCGGGCATTCAGGGCATTTTCCTGAGCTTCATCGCGCAGCGTCAGGGCCTCATCTCTGGCCTGTTCTGCGCTGGTGGCGCTCTCAGCGGCTTCATTTTTATGGTTCTCAGCCGTTTTGGCTGACTGCAGGGCTGACGCTCCACTTGAAGATGCCGATTCTGCACTGGCTGATGCCGCAATCTCTGATTTAGCGGCCTTGTCGCTGGATTCCCTGGCATGCTGTTCACTTAGTGCTGCAGCTGCTGCGCTGTTATTACCCTGTTCTGCAGCCTGTGTAGCAATGAGGGCGCTTTCACGCGCTGAGGTTTCAGATGCGGCTGCATTACCGGCATGCTCACCCGCTGTTTGTGCTGAAGAGGCGGCACTTTCGGCACTTCCGGCTGCAGACTGTGCCGAAGTACCTGCCTCCTGCTGCGCTTTCTGTGCCGTATCAGCGGAAGTTTTTGCCACTCCGGCCTGTTCCGTCGCTGTCTGTGCAGACTTTGCCGCACTGTCCGCATCTGCACCGCTGGCCAGAACGTCCTGTGCTGTCTGCCGGGCAGAATCTGTGGCAGATTGGGAAGACACATCAGCCGCATCGGCAGAGAGCGCTGCCAGGCGCTGTGACTCTGCCGCAGCCGTTGCAGACAACGCCGTCGCGTCTTTACTCTGCTCTGCTGACTGTGCGGCCTGTTCGGCGCGTTCCCGATCCTTCTCTGTTGCACCGCTCAAATCCACAACGCGGTTTACCATTTCCTCAAAGCGTTTCATCACCTCCGGACGAAGATCCGCATCCTTCGGCGCATCGAGGAACGCATTCAGGGTATCCGGCTCATCGGTCGGGGCCACATAAATATCGCCGGCCACTGAGGGAGGAAAACCTTCCCGCAGCAGTGACACACTGTAATAACCTGGTTCAGCCTCAATGCTGTAGTGGCCATTCGCATCCGTAACAGAGGATGACGTCACCTCAACCACAACGGTCGGGCTGGTTTTCCTGGCACTCAGCTGAATAGTGCAGTCCTGTACAGGTTTTCCCGCGCCATCTTTGAGAATGCCTGATATGAGTACCGGCATAATACCTCCATAAAAAAACCGCCCGGAGGCGGTTTCTGTTATTAACTGATTGTTATCCCGGCTGATGACTTTTTCGTCACAATAACCAGCAGGTCACTGATTCGGGAAAATGGATAGCCGCTGCTGTTACCGTGTGTACTGACGCTGAAACTCAGCGTCATCCGTCCGCTCCCGGCAGGCATATCAAGTGTTCGCGTAAAAACGGCCGGTACACCTCTGCTTGTCTGCTTGTATATCTCCACCCCGTTTTTCCTGACAGTCAGCGTACAGTCATCCCATACGTCATTACTGGTCTGGCTGTCATACGCTGCACCCTGAAAAGTAATCGCAGGAATGGAAACCTGTCGGTCAAAAGACTGGTCATCTTCAATCACGACTGTCAGTGTCCCGTTGGCGTACCGTTTTTCACCGTTACTGGTTATGAAGTAAGGAAACTCCCTGCCCGCTGCCTTAACAATATCTCCCAGGATACGCTCGGCCCGGAGTGTCCCCTTTATGGTGCAGTTTTCCTCAATCATCACATTGTTGAGAGCACCAGAATTCGCACTGATATGGCCGTTGATATCCGCATTACGGGCAGTAAGCCTGCCGTCAGGCGTCAGCATAAAGGTCGGCGGGTTCCCGCCGCTGGTGATGCTCGGCGCTGTCAGATATTTGAGGAACACCTCGTTCATAAATATCTGATTACCCTGAGCCACAAACATCGGGGTCTCATTGCCGTTTGCCGGGTTGATAAACGCGATACGGTCAGCCGCCACCAGAAACTGGCTCACCTTTCCATCTTCCGTGTCCTCCATGCTCAGGCCCAGACCAGCCACATAGTGCCTGCCGTCTTCGGTCTGCTCTATCTTCACGCCCCACATGGCGTTCCATTTGCCGTTCGCGTCCTGCCACTCTTTCGAAAACTCATCCAGCCGGCTGGCGTTGTCTTCCGTCAGTTCCACCTTCTCCAGCAGTTCTTTCCCCAGGTGGCTTTCGGTGATTTCCCCTTTGAAGAAATCCAGGTAACCCGCCGCATCGTTGCTGGCCTGTCCTTTAGCCTCCACGAACGCCGATTTCCCGACCTGGTTCACGGCCCGGATATAGAAGTAATAATCCTTGCCGGGTTTGATATTCGCGTTTGCTGCAATCCAGTACAGCGCGGTGCCGAGATAACACGCACCGGTTTCCACCTGGCGGATATCGGCAATCTGCTTATCCGTAAACCAGAATTCATACTGCACCGTGGGGTCATATACCGCCTGGCGCGGGGTGGCGGTTATCTGAAAATAGCCGGGAGTCAGCTCAACATAAGAAGGTTCTGCCGGTGCGGCGATGCTGAAATCCGTGCTGGCCGGATCGCCCTGCTGGCCCTGGCTGTTCACCGCCCGCACCGTCAGGGTGTAGCGCCCCGGCGTCAGGTTACGGAAAGTATGCTCCGTTTTTGTCAGGGTCAGGCTACTGGCCAGCCGGTCGCTGTTATCTTCCGCTTTCACCGTCAGGCGCAGGGAGAAGTTAACCCCCTTAACCACACGCGGGGTATCCCATCGCGCCCGCGCCTGATACTGTCCCTCCTCTGCCAGAATCTCTGTGGTCAGGTGCTGCACGGCAGGCGGCGTGTTCGTGATACCGGTGTCCGGTAACGGATCAAACGTCGCCCCGTTGTCCACGGTGATCTCTTTCTCCGGAACATGCTGCACGGCGGTGATGGCATACGTGCCGTCATCGTTTTCCCGTATGGCCACGCAGCGAAACAGCCGCTGGCGCAGGTCCGGCAGTTTCAGCCCCCACACGCTGTACTCCGCCACGCCAGCGGGTAACTGGCTGACGGTCACGCGGTCCGGGGCGGGGTGCGCGGTGACCGCGACGGTAACAGGCTGGCCATTGCTGCCCACCAGGTTCAGCACCACATTGCCGCCTGCCGGTATCTCCACCTCACGGTCCAGCGTGAGCGTGCGCGTCAGGCTGTCGACCGACAGGATGCGTCCGCCCACGGTCACGCCAGCATAATCACTGTCGCAGACCTCGATAATATCGCCGGGAACGTGGCGCAGCCCTTCGGCCCCCACGGAAAAATCCACCGTCTGCGTTTCCAGCAATTCGGTGGTGATGGCCCACAGTCCTGCGCGGTGCGCCTGCCCACGGCTGGTACAGGCGAACGCATCCATCTTCAGAACATTGCGACCGTAGCGCCGGATGGCGGCGTCGTTTTCCACCAGCTCGGTGGACGTTTCCCAGCCGTTGTTCGGGTCGGTGTAACGGACCTCGGCGGCATTGTGTCGCTCTTTCAGTGCGCTGAAGCTGTAGATGAACGGCGCACCGTCAGCGGGCATCACCACATTACTCTGCGTATAGGTCCAGACTTTATCGGCGGGCCGGTCCTGCACAAACGTCAGGGTGCTGCCGTTCCAGACCGGCATACAGCGCATCAGGGAACAGAAGTCCCCCAGCACGTCCCACGCTTTACGCTGGTCCGTCAGATACGCATTGCAGGTGATACGCGGCTCCGTCCCGCCAAAACCATCAGGAACAGACTGATCGCAGTACTGTGCAATGGCATACAGCGCCCACTTGTCCACATCGGCAACACCAATGCGGCTTCCCATGCCATAGCGCGGGTGAGTCAGCATATCCAGCACACACCAGGCTGGATTATCTGTCCAGGCGGGTTTAAACGTCCCGTCCCATATTCCCGTATAAGTCCGTTTTAACGGATCGTAATTCGACGGCACCGGCACAATACGCCCGCGCAGGTGATAGTTTCGCGTGACCTGCTGGCTGCCAAACTGCTCCGCGTCCACTTTTACGCCGATAACAGCGGTATTCGGGTAACGTTGTTTCACATCGATGATTTCGGTATAACCCGACCATACCGTTTTGTTCTGCAGCAGGTCTGTCGTACTGTCATCAGTGAGACGCAGCATGCGGACTTCAAACGGTCGGGGCGGTAAATCATCAATCACCACGGATGCCAGAAACTGCGTGGTCGTTTTCCCCGTAATGGTGATATCCCGCTCCACCTGCCACTGGCCATCCCGGCGAAACTGGATCAGCATCTGTACGCTGGTCGGGTTGCGGTCGCCTTTGGTACTGGTGCTGACCAGCGACTGCACACCAAAGGTAAAACGCAGACGGTCCAGCGTTTTAGTGGTAATGGTGCGGGTCACCGGCTCTGACTTCTTCACCTCCACACCCAGCAGAGTTTCAGCGCCAGAGTCTTCGAACCCCTCCATCGCGGTCTGCTCATCCTCCCCCACGCGGTAAACCACGGTGACGCCGTGAACCATCGCGTTACCGTCGCTGTCGAGGACCGGCGTTTTGTTAATTCTGACACTCTTCAGCCCGTCCACCGGGCCTTCTATCGGCCCCTCGCAGATGGCATCAACAACGGTCAGCATCTGACTGGATTTCAGATCGTCAGGAGCCTCATGCGGCGTTTTACTGCCACCACCACCCTTACCCATAATCTGTTCCCTCTGAAACGACAGAACCGCCCGGAGGCGGTTCTGTGTAAATACAAATATGCTGTAGTAAGTCAGCGACCGATGATCACCACCTGTCCCCCGCCACCTTCATCCCGGGTGCTGATTTCCTGGGAGATCGTGCGGGAGCCGACCAGCATTTCACCGTATAACACCGGCAGGGCATTACCCTGCGCCACCATGTTGTCCAGTGACGAAAACCAGGTGTTCTGTTTGCCGTTATCGGTCTGCCGGGAGGAGGGTATTTTTGCCTGGGGTGTCAGCATCTGCGCCACACCGCCCAGCATCATGGCTACCCCCATAGAAAACAGGACCGAGGATGCCGAAATAGCACCGGCAGATAATGCGCTACCCCAAAGAGCAAGAGTTGCCCCGCCAGTTAAAAAGGATGCGCCGATTGCCACGGCACCCAGCACCACCTGGAACAGACCACCTTTTCCAGCCCCTGCTATACGCGGCACAATATGAATAATGGCCCCGTCCGGCAGCGGCTCATGCAGACGGGCTGACAGACTGCCTTCATCCACATCCTGACCGGCGATGCGTATCTGATACCAGCCATCATTCATTTTCTGCCGGAAACCCGGTAACTGCATGGCCAGCGCGTAAATGGCCTCAGCCCCCGTTTTTATACTGAGGCTGAAGCGGCGGCCAAATCGTTGTAAATCCCCGTGAAGGCAGACTCGTGCCATGCCCGGTGTCGCCAGATTGAGTGTGTGCGGCGTTGCCATTTGTCGGTATACCTCTCGCGTTTACTTAGCTGGTCAGGAATATGGTGTAACAGTTCGCCGTCGCCGCAGTAAATCGCGGCATGGTTGGCAACCGATGAACCAAAACAACAAATCAGAATGTCTCCGGGCTGTGCCTCTGCGGCATTCACGCGGTAAAAACCGGTCGCCTCCAGATTATCCAGATAGAGATTATCTCCCTGCTTCCACCAGTCCTCCCCCCGCGCAAAATCCGGCATCTCAATCCCCGCCAGATGGTACGCATCGCGGAACAGGGTGTAACAGTCCGTCACGCCATGCTCAAAAGCCCGCCCGGTGAGGAATGGCACGCAGCGAAATTTGTATATCCGGTTATCGCAGACCAGCCACCACGGCAGGCCACTTTGCACCTGCAGGCGGCGATCAACATCGCTGAGAAACGGCAGGCCATCGGGATGGCTGTGTACCAGGGCCACCACATCACCTGCCGCCTGCGCCTGAAGGTAATCTGCCGGATCCATGCGAAAATACAGGGTTGGTTCAGCGGAAAGATTCTGGCAGGGAAAATACCGCTCCCCGGCTGGCGTGTTCACCACCCAGCCGCATGATTCAGCCGGCGCACACGCAGCGGCATGCGCCAGGAGTGTTTTTTTCATGGGTATATCCATCAGGAAAGACGGTTAATGGAGAGGAAGCAGCCGATGCGCGGCAGGTTATTACGCAGTTCGCACCCGGTACGGCATTTGCTGCAGGCATCTTTTGCCGGGTCTGCCGTGGGCTTGTCAAATTCATCCGCCACTGATGGCCCGGTATAACCACACTCCTGCGAACGGTAGGTCCAGTTGCAGACATCAGCCAGCATGATCCGCGCTGGAAACACGCTGCCGTCCGTTTCGGTCGGTGTGGCCAGCACGAAGGTCGCCGTGGTGGCTTTCAGCTCCGACAGTTGTTCAATCAACCAGCGGCTGACCACTTCCTGTTCCGGATCGGCCTCCGGGTTGCCGCCTGTAAAGTTCACCGCATCGAGAAAACGGGCGTATACGACATGCCTTACCACCGTGGCACCGACGAGGCTCTGCATATCTGCCGCAAGTCCCGTAACCATGCCAAACAGGTTCGACACTGCCAGCGTCGGGCGGGCGGAAGTTCCTTTCCCTACCAGGTCGAATCCGGTTCCCTGTATCGGGTAAACGTCGTACTTCCGGCCCTGCCAGGTGACCGGCTCGCCCTTCTCGTTCGCTTCATTTGAAAAATAGTAACGCTGGCCACCAAAGGCCGTCAGGTCGATTTCCCACAAATCAATGCGGGCCGACTGCTCGGTTTTCGTGGTTTCATTCAGCGTATCCTGTGGAATACCCTGCATATACCCCTCCTAAATGACAACCTGCTCAAACGTGGTGGTGTAAGTAACCCACATAGCCCCGACACTGACCGACCATTTCCGGCACACCACCCGGATTTGTGTCCAGGTATATGGCGGCGTCCACAGAAACGATTTCACGCCGCCATGCCGGGAAAGGAAAGCCTCCAGTCGCTGATGCTCCCCTTTGCGCACTTTGATCGTCACATTATATTTCGCCAGATTGCTGTTCAGGCCTGCGGGGCGACGTTGCTCATAGCCATCACCCATCTTCACAGTAATGACCTGCGGTTCGGCCTGCATCGTCATATCCGGACGAATTTTCCAGTGAAAGGTTTCCATGCTTAGTCCTCAGCTTAATCTGCCGCCGTCGCGGGATTGCTGCGCGAAAAAATCTGCAGCGGCTTTTCGTCCCACGTCATAAACCGCTTTCAGCGCCCCGGGGCCAATCTGTCCGTTGCTGCCATCCTGATTGATAATTTCGATGTGATACTGCGGCGCAAACATCGCCATCCCTCCCGCGCCAGCGGCAACCACACCTAACTTGCCATCAGCGCCCCGACGTAACGGCAGAATCGCCTCCGGTCCGGCTTCGCCCATCACGCCAGCCCCTTTTGCAAACGCAAAGTATGTTGGCCTGTCCACCACACTGCCGCTGTACCGGCTCAGACTGGCAGACTGGTAAACCCCTCCGTCAGCGTTTGCCGTTACCCCAAACCCCAGTGCATTTCCCACGCCTTTCACAACCTGCATCATCGCCATCTGCGCCATGATTTTTGCCAGGTCAGAGAGAAGAGAGGCGGTGAAAGATTTGAAGTTCAGTTTGCCGGTGGTGACAAATGTCGCCAGGCCGTTCCCCATACTGCTGAAGGCAGACGAAAACATCTGTTCGGCCGCACCCGCCGCACTGCCTGCATCCGCTGTGTAATTCTGAAAGGCCCGGGCGGCCCCGTTCTTCCAGTTCCTCTGTTCAACGGATAACTGCTGCCAGTAACGGCGGTTTTCATTCAGCTGCACGTTCAGGCTGTCACGAAGTTTTTGCTCTGCCTCGCTGTACTCTGTCGAACCGTATGTTCCTTTTTGCCGGCTGTCCCGTTCGAGTTGTTCCATTTGCTGTGCAAACTTCTGGCGGAGTGTGAGTTGTTCCTGATAACGCTGTTTCTGCACATCCCCCATGCCGGCAGTGGCCAGTTCGAGATCGTGCTGCTGGCGCTGCGACTTTTCTTCCAGTTTTAGCTGACTTGCCAGCTGAACCGCCTTTTTCTTCAGGTCATTGAGCGCACTCTGACGCCGAAGCTCTTGCTGTTTTACATCGAGCAGCGTCAGCGCCTGAACCAGTTCATCCTTGTGGGCCAGGACACTCTTTTCATCCGCCGTCAGCTTTTTACCGGACAGGTCGCTGATACGCTGCTGTAGCGCCAGCAAACTCTGGTACGCGTCCGTCATTTTATCGGTGGCGAGTCCGGCGCTCTGTTTTGCCTGCGCAATCTGTCCTTCCACCTGCGCCTGCTGCTGGCTGTACTGCAGCAGTAAACGACTGGCCTCATCATTACGTGTGGCGGCGGTTTTAGTCGTTTTCGGCTCTTTAAAGGCTTTTTCAATTCCCGCGCGGGCGGTCGCTATCTCTTTATCTGTCCATAGCGAGGCGATCCCGTCTTTTGCATCCTGTCGGTTTTTCGCAATCAGCCGGTTCAGCGACTGTTCAGCCTGCACACGTTTTTCCGTCTGCGTCGCGCCGCTTTTGACCAGCTGGTTAAACTCCTGCTGATTACGGATAGCCTGCGCCTGCTGCTCCGTGCGCTGTTTTTCTCGTGCCGCAGTAAGTCCTTCCTGCGCATACGCTTTATCGGCCTCATCATAAGCCGCTTTTTTCAGGGCGAGGCTCTGACGGGCATTTCTCAGGCGTTCAGCATCCGCCTTCTGCAGGGGAATGCTGCCGTTATAATCCGGATCCACTTTGAGATTACGCGACAGTGCCTGATATTCTTTTTCTGCGGCCTGCCACTGTGCAAAGGTATCCTGGCGTTTCATGGCGGCATCAGGATTACGTCCGACGCCCAGCATGGCATCCCACGCGCCGGATGCAGCGTTTTTTACCCAGTTCCAGGCTTTTTCCAGCGAACCGAGATTATCCTGTACGGCAGCAGCCCGCTGCATGACTGTGTCAGAGTATGCCTGCATGGCCAGCGCGGCGGCCCGCTGCGAATCCCCCGCCGCCTGCGCGGCAGAAATCTGCTGGTACTGCGTGGCGGTCAGAAAATGCAGGGAGTCGTTCAGCGCCGCCACGGCATTCACCGGATCCTCTTTCAGTTTTTTAAACTGGCTGATGGTTTCACTGATGTCCTGCCCGGTCGCCTGTTTCAGACGGGCTGCAGCATTCGCCACCCGGGAAAGGTCAGCGCCACTAAATACTCCACTCCCCACCACCTGCGCAAGCACCCCGGCGGCGTCGTGCTGCGTGACCCCGTTCCCGGCAATACTGCGGGCCATCGCCTGAAGCTGTCCGGCAGTTTTTCCGGCATAATTCCCGGTCAGGATAAGCTGTTTATTGAACTCTTCCCCTTCCTTCGTTCCCGTATACCAGGCTTTCCCCAGGCCCCAGACGGCAGCGGCAATCGCCGTGATGGTGCCGCCCACTGCCAGTCCCTTCGGCGACATCAGCGTGTCCAGCCATCCCGCACGGTTAGCAAGCGTCACGCCACTACCCCGCAGCGCCCCGATATCACCACGCAGAAGTTCGCCAAACAGCACGCCCAGTTCCCGACGCGTACCGGCACTTTTCAGACCCAGTGAACGGGTCGCCGTGCCCGCCTTTTCCATTTTTTTGATGTACACATCTGCCGCACTGCTGACACCAAGCTGGGCAGCTTTCACCCGTAACAGCTCAGTGGCAGAGAGTTGCTGCCGGGTCGCCTGCTCTTTGAGTTGCTGAATAAACCGGGCTTTTTGTTTAGTAGCGGCGGCCTCCGCATCGGTCAGCGTGCGGGTTTTCGCTGCCACCTCTGAAGTCAGCGCCAGATAATCCTGCTGTGCAATACTGCCGCTGTTTCTCGCCTGGCGGATTTGTGTCTGGATACGCTGCAGCTGTTGCAGGCCATTCTCCAGCGATTTAACGCTGTCAATCTGACGGTAAAAAGCCGCGCTCGCCTGATCCTGGGCTGCAGCTACCGCTGTGGCCTGCGCCCGCTCCTCCTGCATTCTCTGGCTCAGAGCCGCAATATGCCGCTGCGTCATGTCGACACGTTTTGCCACCTGGTCATATCCCTGCGCCGCCATGACCATCGCCTGTTTCTGCCGCGTGCCGGCATCAGACGCGGCAATACTCCCGTCCACATAGGCCCGGCCCTGGCTTTTAAGCGCTTCAATAAGATTTTTTTGCCGCTGTGTGACGATGTCGGTTTTCCCCGAGACCTCATCCAGCAGTTTTTTCACACGGGGCACTTCATTTTTAAAGTCTGCGGCATCGACACTTAAATCAATGACCAGGTTCGCTATCTGGTCCATAACGGACACCTCCGGTTATACCCTCACCCAGGCGCATCAGTTCATCATCAGTTTTTTCGGGGACCGGTTCAGCGGCACTTAACAGACGAAAATCGTCCGCATCCTGCGCGACCCCTGTCACCAGCCCGGTCACCAGCGCTTTCAGCGTCGCAAACTCCGCATCGAGCAGGGCATCACTGAAACTTTTCAGGGAAAAATGCTCCGCCCACTCCCCCAGTTCTGACGCACTCATTTCTGACAGCATCCGCCGCCAGTCCGGACGGCGGAACTCCCGCGCCAGTTGCATCACAAACGCCAGTTCCCGGGTCAGGGCTTTTCCGGTGTCAGCGCGTCCTGCTCAGACGTGTCGGCATCCTCACTGGCATCATCCGCAACAGGGACCACCATGCCGCTGAGCATCAGGACCTTATCCGCTGCCAGTCCCAGAGCGTCAAAAGACCACTGCGCACGGACCGCATCATATAAATGACGGGCGTCGTCTTCCTTCTTGCTTTCGCACAGCGAGCGGGACACCAGCCAGGCATTGATATCTACACCCATCTGCATAAACGCGGCCTGCCACTCCTGCTCCGTCAGCGCCTCCGGCAGGGCGTCATATTCCGCGGTGCGGCTCTGGATAAACATCAGGTAATCCACCCGCTGCAGGGCAGACAGTTCACTGAGCACGGCGGAATGACCACCGTATGTAAAGGTATCGGTTTTCAGAAACATGATTTTTTCCCGCAAAGCCCCGGAGCCGGGGCAGGAATAAGAAAATTAAGGGGCAGTGACCGTGACCGGGGCCACAGCGACCAGGCTGCCGTCCGTGGTGATACCGACGACAGTCACGCTGCCCGCTTTCACCCCTTTCACGGTGGCCACATTGTCCTTTTGCGTGACGGTGGCAAGCGTGGTATCGGATGATGCGATACGCAGGGATTTGTCCGTGGCATCATCCGGTTTGAGGGTAAAAGTCAGCGTGGTGGTGGCCCCGACCGCGACCGACGCATTTAACGGCTCAACGGTCACCCCGGAGACACTGACCACGGACGGCGCGTCTTCTTCAGCCAGGAAGGGACGCCCTACGCCACTGATTTTCACGGTGCGCGTCATCACCTCTTTGGCGGTAATGGTTTTACCGAGCGAACTCAGCCAGCCACGAAAGATATCGACGGTGCCGTTGGGGTATTTGATGCGAAAGGCACGGACCTCGCCAGAGTCAAACAGATCCACCAGCGTCTTCTGTCCGGTTTCGCCGGGTTTCCAGGCCAGCGTGGCCGTGGTGTCACCGACACTTTTCTGCCCCTGCGTGGTACTTTTCCAGTCAGCATCTTCATCATCAAGATAATCGTCATCTTCCGCATCGGCAGTCATTTCACCCGGCTGCAGATCTTTAATACCCGCCAGGCGCAGCCAGTCATCATCGGCAAGCGGATTGTGAAACGCGTCTCCGCGTCCGGTATACAGCCAGAACGTGGTTCCGGCGCCTTTGGTTTTTGCCAGTGGATTGGGTACTTTCATATCAGGTTCCTCAGTGGGTATAGGTGATCCGGTACGTGATTTCCGCCATACCCCACGTTGCCATTTCACTGTCCCGCTGGTAGTCATAACCCAGCGGCGTCATCGTATTGATAAGGTTTTCCAGGCCGCTGACCTCTTCCAGCGCGGGGAATATTTTCTCTTCCATCCACATATCAAGCTCCGCATCCGGTGCCTGCGCTTTCAGAAATACCGCCACATGGAGAACGGCCTGCCAGTCGTTTTCATCAAGCATCTGCCCGGCGAACTGCGCATCAGTCAGCCAGACAGCCAGCACGGGAAGCTCTTCGGCTTCAATAAAGACCGGCAAACCGTCGTGCAGCATGGCAGACGATCCGGACAGGGATTCAAGTTTCACCAGCACGGCGTGACGAATCCGGGTGTGTTTGTTCATCGGGTCAGATACAGCCTCAGTTGTTGTTTCAGCGCATACGCCAGTTGTTTAGGCATATCCTGCTCCAGCATGCGTTTTTTCTCCGTTTCAAACGCCTGCGTCAGCGGGGCAACCAACGGGATTTTGACAACATCGATCGGGTAGCGGTTTTTGCCGTTCACGCGTCGCATGACATGCCAGCGACCGTTCGCCAGTTGCTGAATAAAGGCATCCCGGAACAGATACGGGCCGATTTTCAGCACGCTGCCACGACGCAGGAGTTTCCCGCCGCGCCGGGACAGCCTGACCTGTGCACTACCAAGTTTGATGGCAGGCAGGTTGCCGCGATTAACGCGGATACGGGCATAGTTTTTTCCCGTTGCGCTCGCTTTCATGAGCCTGACGCGCTGTTTCACCAGCCGGAAAGGGATCCCTTTCTTCTGGTTATCACCTGCAACGACCTCTTTTGCGACACGGTGCGTGGCGGCGGACACTGCCGAGGCCGCCACGCGGTTGACTGCCCAGGCGCAGGCCTGCGGCACCATTCGCAGGTCCAGACTGTTCAGGTTACGAATGGCATTCTCCAGACCCTTCAGAGACATGATTCACTCCAGTGAAATCTGGTACTTTCCGTTGACACGCTGCCAGCGGGTGACGGTGAAATCCTGCCCCTGCCAGAGCACGGCCTGCTTTCTGGCGGGCCTGTACTGCGGGCTGAACACAATCAGGTGTGTCCCCTCCCCGGAAAGTGCACCCAGTTCAGCCGTAAATGTGGCCTCCGCAGCGACATACTCCGCCCCGTCAATCAGGACAGGCCGCCCGAAGCGGACAGCCGTCACCTCGTCCATCCTGGTGCTCAGGCGATCAAAGGGATTAGCCATTAAGCCGCACCGGCACAATCTCATCCCCTTTTGCCGCCGGCGCCCAGGTCACGCCCACCAGTGGCAGTCCGCCCGTCGCATCCAGCTGCACCTTACCGTCTTTCAGATACACTTTTTTCCCCGCCGCCATCACGTCGGTGGCCAGTTTGGGGACCAGAAAAACGCCGTGGGCGATGCCGTCTCCGGTGGCGCCTGCAGCAATATCGGTGACAGCGACGACGAACACATCGCCGGCCTGCACCAGATCGCCACTCTTTACCGCAGCGGTGGCCGTAATGGCGAGTGTGGTGCCCGCCTGTACATAATTCTTTGCCATAATGATTTTCTCCGGTCCGGTCACGAATGACCGGATTTCAGGCGTAAAAAAAGCCCTGACGGGCCATTCGGATGGTTATTTTTGGTGGTTACGCGGAACACTTCACCAGACCGCGGTGATCGACCGGCGCCACCCCGGCATCGATACGCACTTTGGTGGTCACGCCGTCGACGCTGAAACCGTCCTGCTGATCGATATACGGTGTATCCACACCATTGAGATAAGCCACTTCAATCGTGTCAGTGCCTTTGGCGGCAGCCAGATAAAAGGTGGACTGGCTGTTATCGTCCAGACGCGGCTCGGCGATGACGGTCGCAAAATCTTTCACCGGGTTAATAATGCCGGCGTTAATGTCTGCGCCTTTCACACTCGCGGACTTGATCACCTGGTTAGTGACGGACTCCAGTGCTGTCGGCACCAGCACGAATGCCGGACGAATATTCAGGTGACGCTCACCTTCTTTCTGGGTGCGCATCAGCTGGCGGGCTTTATCCAGTGAGGCCACATCCATCAGCGCCCCTTCCAGTACGTTCGCGTGCTTCGCCTTGTCGAACAGGTTCACGTTGTCCGTGGACATTTTCGGGTTGGCTGTCAGGATGGCATAAACCAGATCGGCAATGGTGGACTTCGCTGCCCGCCCCAGCTTCATCGGGACATCGGTCAGCATGTTCAGGTCGTCGTTAATGATGGCCTGACGGGTGATACTGAACAGTTCGCCGTAGGTTGCCAGAGCAATGGCAGCCTGCTTGTCCCCGGTGGTGACGTACTTATATTCCGCCCCCTCACGTACCTGACGCAGGGCATTAAAGCCTCCCATGCCCACACGGTGTGCCGTTTTAAAGTCAGAAAGCTGCCCCTTGCGCGTCCACTGTTCGTAGGTTTCCGGCGCCTCTTCCCAGCCCTGCAGAATGGCCTTGTTTGCCACATCCAGCAGAATGTTGCCGAAATCTGAGGTGCTGTGCGTGAACGCCATACCGACCATCTGCATCGGATTGAGTGTCGAGACACCCACGCCACGTTCGGTCAGTGACATACGCGCCAGTTCCCGCATGGTCATGGCGTTATACGGGTTATCGGCCTGGCTGCTTTCAAACCCCGCCCGTGCCATCAGGGAAGCCCGGATGCCGTCCCCGGCAAAGTTACCGTTGCCCGCATAGATATGGGAGAGCATCGGATTTTGTGTGTTCTGCGTCCCGCCCAGCGTATTGGTGGGGGTCACTCCCCGGCCCAGTGCCTCCAGCAGTTTGTCTTTCGCCGCGTCCACATTGCAGTCCACATCCGCAATGCACTGCGCCATCAGCTCGCCGTGGCGGTTACCGAACATACCAAACACATTCTGGATCCCGCTGATACGCTGGCGCTGCTCTTCCTGAAAACGGGCGCGCAGGGTGATTTCATCCGTCCCCGGAGCAGTGGTGGCAGGCTGGGGCGCCGGCGTGGTGGCCGCCACCGGCGGCGGGGTCACGATAGCCTGCGGCTCCGGCTGCGTCAGTGTCCCGGCGTTACCCTGGGGGGCAATAATCATGTTTTTGATGTTCTGTGGCATATGTTCAAATTCCTCAAGTCGTTTTGAATGCAGCTGAGCCATAGCCCGGACGGGCTGAATAACTTTGTCGGCAAAGCCTTCCCGGACACACTCGGCCCCACTCATCCAGGTCTCACTGGCGAGCAGAGCAGCAATATCGTCCGGTGATTTTCCCGTTTTTTCGGCGTAAATCGGGATGATGACACTTTCCATCTTGTCGAGCAGATCGGCATAGTCGCGGATATCAGAGGACTCACCGCCGGCTATACCGCGTGGGCGGTGGATCATCATCATCGCGTTTTCCGGCATGATGACGGGGTCGCCCACCATCGCGATAACAGACGCCATAGAACAGGCTACCCCGTCCACATACACCATTTTTCGCGCCGGGTGATTTTTCAGCAGGTTGTAGATAGCCAGCCCGTCGAAAATACTGCCGCCAGGGGAATGAATATGCAGGTTGATCTGCGTGATACTCCCCAGAGCCACCAGCTCTTCGGCAAACCAGTGTGCCGAAATCCCCCAGCCGCCAATTTCATCGTAAATACTGATATCGGCAGCGTTATCCGCCGCTGCGCGGATGGTGTACCAGGATTCAGCGCCGCTTTCGCTCTTCCCGCGCGCGGCTGCCATCGCCCTGGGTGGACTTTTCAGGGTCCTTTTTTTCCTCTTTAACATCGGATTGCTCTCCGGTTTCATGTGCCGGATCGGTGTCAAACACCAGTCCCAGCTTACGGTTTTCATCAGTTTCCGCCTTGCGGCGGCGTTTCACGTCGGCAGGTGCGCCCCCTCTGGCTCTCACCCAGTCACTTTCTGTAGCGGCCCCGCCACGTATCAGCACCCGCCAGGCGTTTGCCTCTTTGAGCGGGTCAATCCACGGCATGACAGGCCCGGAATACACCGCATTAAACAGTGATGACATATCCGTGCCGGCAGGTATCTCAATGGCACCGGAAGCCACCGCAGCAGCCAGCCAGCGCCGGTAGAGAGGACGGGTAAAGGCAGCAATAAAGCTGTCCTGAAGGATGCTGTACCCCTCCTGCGCCTCCACCAGCTCCTGACGCTGGGCGCTGTAGGTGCCGTCATAGTTTCTGGCAATGGAAGAGAAGCTGCCGCGCAGTCCGGCGGCCACCGCACGAAGCTGCCCCATCCGGAAAGATTCCAGACCTGCGTTCGGGCGGTCTGATTTGATCATCCCGATATCCTCCCCGGGATTCAGACCGTCAAACAACATGCCGGGCTGGATTTGTGTCTCTTTACGTTTCTCCGGCGCCACATAGCCGTCAGTGCCGACATCCTGCTTTTTGATGAACATGCCGAGAGACGCGGCAATCCGCGCCGCGATGCGCTCGCTGTCTTCGTACTCTTTCAGGTCCATCAGACGAATGATGACGGGGGCAAGAAGAGAAGCGCCGCGCGCCTGATTAAGACGGCGGGTAAAGCGCAGATGCAGCATATTTTCCGCAGTCACCTCTTTAACGGCGACTGCCGCCGCGCCCGCACCCGGCCAGGACTGGCAGACCAGATATTTCACCGGACGCCGCCACGCGTTGAAGTAAATCCCCTGCACCAGATTGCTGGCACTGTCCGTTTTTTCCAGCGGGATATAATCCGGCTCCAGCGCTTCAAGCCAGAACGGGACGCCAGCCACAGGTGACAGTCCGCTGATTTTTCCGGTCAGCACCTGAGTGAACACCTCCCCGTCACGCAGCCAGGTGCGCAGCATCAGCCTTTCCAGAACGGGACGGGTGTACTGCCCGGTTACATCCGGCGAAACAGACCATTCCGCCCAGCACCGGCGGATTTTTTCTGCCAGCACGCTGTCCAGCGTGCCCGCTCCCGTCAGGGGTTGCGGCTCCACGATGATCCCCTTCGCGCCGATGATGCGCTCTTCCATTTTGTCCAGAGCACCAATCACCAGATCATGATTGTTGTCAAACCACCGGGCCTGCTCCCGTAACGACTTCCCGGCCAGCTGGATTAACTGATCCCCGCTGCGATTTTCACGCTTCACCCTGTGGGTACGCGTGGGCGTGATGGCTTCATACGCCCGGATAGCCATCCGGGAGCGCAGACGGGACGCGCCCCAGCCGGGGGCCAGTGCACCAATCGCTTTATCCAGAAAATTCATGAGAACCTCGCCAGTGAATGGAGCTGTCGCTCGCAGTCCATAAGACGTAAGCGATCCTCGATCTCCTTACGCCCGCGTCGGATATCTCCCAGGCTCTCCATCGTCATTGACTGCCCGTTCAGGGTGATGGATTTCCCCTGAAGTACGGCAAGCTCCGCGTCAAAATAAGCCTGCTGAAGTTGCAATAACTGTTCCCGGGTCATAGCCAGCCTCCGCCGGACACGCCACCAAACGGCACTACCGTGTTGTGCTGTTCTGTCATCTCGTCTGTATCCTTCTCGTCCGCCACAGAATCAGGGGCGGTTGTCAGTGAATGTTTGCAGGCATGCGCTGACTGTTCAGGCAGACGCGCCCAGGCGGGAGGATTGTCCCAGTTGATACGCTCGTAACCGCGGATCATCACCAGAGCGTGGGCGTAACAGAGCAAATCCAGCGCCTCGTTTGCGCCCTTACCGGGTTTTGTCCATTTACCGTCCATGCCGCGCTCTTCGTAGGTCAGCTCCTCAAAAAACCAGTCCCCCAGCCAGTCAGGAATATGAACGTAGTTTGCCCCCGGCTCTTTGCGGTCGAGGGCTGAGGCGATTCGGTCTTTGAGGGCATTGGTCTGCAGGAGATAGAGCGGGACTTCGCCGCAGGCGCGGGCCTGTCGGTCACTGCGCCCGGTATTATTGGGATAGCTTTTGGAGAATATTTTTGGCCGCGCGGTACTGTCCCCCTTAAAGAGAAACACCCGCCCGGCAAGCCCCTCCCGCCGGCAGTGACGCCAGAACGCATACGCGTTATCCGTGACGCCATCCTCCCCACCGGAGTCCACCCCCATGCATAACACGCCCATTTCCTGTTCAGGATCGGCCACCAGAGGCCAGGCTCTTTCCAGAACATCCGTAATCAGCAAATGCCAGTCCTCCGGGTACGCGCCGGGGTTTATCTGCAGAGCCTCACCGCTCTCGTCACATCGCAGTGAGCGGGTAATATTGAAGCGGTCCACAATCCAGCGCTCACCATGACTGCCATAGCCCACCACCTGCACGACGAAACGGCGTTTTTTACCGCCCTGAACGTCCACAGTAGCGACAAGGAAACGGACGCCGTCGGGAACCCGTCGCGGGTGAAGTTTTTCTGCGCGGGCTATCAGCGTTTCGGCTTTACGTTGATCGAGGGATATACGCGGGAGGTAAGGCAGTCCCCAGTCTGTATTAATAACGGCTTTCAGCGTTTCTTCGCTGCCGGTGCGCTCATATTCCTCTTCCGCGGTCAGCAGTTTATAGACCAGTTGTTGCCACGTCTGATACGCCGCAGCCGGTCCCTCCATCCAGAAACTGGCGATACGTGAGCGCCGTGCTTCCCCGCTTATCTCGCCATTTTTACTGATAAGTTGCCCCTCTTTCAGCCAGACACCGCGGTTATTCAGTTCGCGTTTTTGTTCCGGCTGTATTAATGCCAGACAATGCGGGCACTGAATACGCGCCGCCTCGCTGGCGGCCATCAGGTCCGGGTTATCCCGGTATCCCACCATGTTTTCCATCGCAGGCTGGAACCAGTCGCCGCAGTGTGGACAGGGCCAGTACCACCGGCGGCGATCGCCCCGGTTATAAAGAGAAAGAATGCCGGTTGTGGGCGGCGCCTCATGCGGCGAAGAACGCCGCCATTTCACATCAGTGATTTCCCGCCCAGGTGAACTCTCTGCCAGCGTCATCCCCGCTGACATAAAGGTGGTGGTACGTTTGGAAGCCAGGGAAAAACCATCTCCCTCGCCATCGATATCTTCGGGAAAACGATCGTAGTCGGTCAGCGCCACCCGCTTGTAATCCGACGAAGAAAAGACGGTGATGGACGGCCAGCCGATTTTCAGGAATGAGCCATCACGAAACATTTTGTCGTGGACGTTGTTGTCATTTCGGGAAGGACTGAGCCGTTTTCTGACTTCAGGGCTGTGGTGGAAAGTGCGTGCCAGACGGGTTTTGGAGTGCTCGCGGGCTTTGGTTTCGGTCATCTGTACCACCAGCATATCAGCCGGATCGCAGACAATGCTGTAAACAATCCACCCGTCAATCAGCCCGAGAGTTTTACCTGTTCGCGCAGGCCCGGCGAAGATCACCGCATCATATTCCCGTTTTGACAGCGTGTTTATCGCTTCATTCATGTAAGGCGTTAACGTGTCATCCCAGGGAACCGCCGTATTGGCGCCGCGGGGCACAAACATATATTGCCTGACGCCTTCCGCCACCGGCATCCGGCGTGGTGGCCTCAGATATTCAGCGACTTCCTGACGCACCGCCAGGGCAGAGCCATACTTACTCCGCATCATCGTCAGTGGTCTCCTGCATTGCCTTAACTAACAGCATGCGGACTTCATCCACCACATCCTGCGCCTCGTTAAGCTGCTCCGCAGACCAGCCCTTATCCCTTTCCAGTTTGTCCGGCCAGACTTCCAGCACCTGCGTAACCGATTTGACGATTGCCGCCATTTGCTGACGGACATCGGGCAGCGGAACAACCTGTTTCATCTCTTTTTCCAGCCAGAGACGCCCCTTTTCAGAGTCGAACCAGTCCTTGCGCTCTTTCGGGGTCATCTTGTTGGGGTCCTGATGTTCAGCGGCCTGGGAAACGGGTGTTTCCATCAGTACGCGGATCACATCCGTCAGGAGATACAGCTTATTTTTTTCATTGCTTCCCGGTGCCAGGGGAACGCCCGAGAGACGACTGACAACCGTCTGGCGATGCAACCCCGTAATAGCGGCAAGCTGACTGATATTGCATTTGAGGTTCTTCAGTTCGCCGTCCATTTTTTACCTCTGGGGCTGTTTCTTTGCGCGCCCTCCCCCGTAAAAGCCAAAGATGATGAACAAAAAACACACAAACCATCATCTTTTAAAAATAAACAACATTAAAACAATGAGTTACAACATGATGATGATGCATGAAAAATCGAAAATGCGCCAAATCCCGCGCCGCTCCCGCCCCGTGGCAGGCCGCCCCGCCGGGAGGACCCGTTAAAAGGTAACCAGAAAATCTATGATTAGAAGTGAAAGCTTTGACAATGTTCAAAGTTTTTTGACAGAAATAAAAAAGCATTACCTTTTAAGATAATGCTTTTTCACTCAAATTGAGTCTTTTAACAATTAGATTAATGTAATTTTAATATCATAGCTTTCAAGTCCAGTCATTTTTTCACGAGCAGAAAACTGGATGTCGGAAACTTCTTTCCCTGTCTTTTTTTTGAGTTCAATAATTTTTTTTGTGATGAATTCAGAAATATCCGCTTCAGTTTTTCTTTTTAAATCTTCGACGTTCATTGTTTACCTCTCTTGATCTCTAACGTATCAACGCCAAGCATGTTACATTCCCCGTAGCGCACTTGTATAAGCGCTGATATGTTTAAAAGATAGAATGGAAAGACTAAATTATCAATGGCTTGCAGTATAATCTTCATGCAAAAGAGCTCGCGACCACACAAACCACTGTACTAAAATCTGGGTCGGTCACGAAACAACCAGCTCTCATTTCAAAAGCTTCGATGCTGCCTCGAGGATCTCTTCTGAACTGACATCACGATCAGAGGCTACATAAACTATTTTATGGTCTCCTGTCAGAGATGGAAATCCCGCTGACATCACGGGTAGGTGTGCTTTTTCCCCATTGGGAAACTCACGCATTATCGTAGTAATACCTTTCATTACGGTTACAACAACTGCAGGTTCTGCATTAAAAAAAACGATGACTTTTTTCATAATTTTACCGTGATGTCTCTTACAGAGATTGTCGGTTCAGCATACAAAAAAGGCTCCATAAGGAGCCTGAAATTTATTTTCTGAAATCTAACGAAGACTGACCAGAACGAATGTACAGTGCAATATTATCAAATGTAATCATTGTTGATTTGCAAAAAATACATTTTGCTCCGAAAGGATTTTTTTCAGTAACATCAAAGTTTGACGTTCGGTACTGAGATCCGTGGCAACACGGACATCTGAAGTGAATATTATTAGTAATAACAGTTACCTTATACAGCCACGACATTAACTGCCGTGGGGCCTTTAGGTCCCTGTTCAACACTAAATTCAACTTCCTGATTCTCATTCAGCGTCTTGAAATCATTACTCTGGATCGCAGAGAAGTGAACAAACACATCTTTACTACCATCTTTTGGAGTGATAAAACCAAAACCTTTATCAGGATTAAACCATTTAACTAAACCAGTCATTTTATTAGACATAAACATTACCTTTATTGAGTAAGCCCTTGGGCAGAATGGTCCGAAAAAAAATTATCAGAGAGAAAAGCTAACAAGGAAATCTCAACAGGAACAAGGAATAAAATTATTACAGCGACTGCTTCAGATAAATTCGTTACAAACCAGACATTCATTAACGCATGATTAACCAAACATAGCAAGGTTTAGTTTTGTAAGTAAATCTCAGCGGGTTTTGACCAAAAAAATTAATTTAAATAGCTTAAATCGAAAATTATGTCATGCTGCGTAAGACCTTTATCTATCACCCTAAGTTGTCAGGGATTTTGACTCAAGGAAGAGTCGTATTTCCTTCATGGTAAAAATTCACAAATTTATCCACGAAAACCGTCAACATCTTAATTTATAGAGCTATTATTTTTCTCTACGGTTCATTGTTAGTATTTTTACGGACTCATAAATCCGCTCACATGTCATTCCTGCCCGGTAGTTTTCATCAGCGCGTTCAGCATGGTATCGAGCTTCTTCTGCCAGGCTTCCTGGCATGTCTACGAGCATTGTGGTGTCATGGCGGATGGAAAGTTTTGTTGATTCGCTAGTTATCGAGCTGTAGAACGCTATGCTCTAGCGACTCGGAATAGGCAATCAGCCCGGTGTACTCAGGGATAACTTCGCCATCATCCGCTTCGAACTCAGGGATTGTTCCGGTAGTGATGGTGTATCGTGGCTGGCCATCTTCTTTTGCGAAGGCCGCCAGATCTTCAATCTGCTTAGCTGTAAGAACTACTGTCATGCTCATTCCTCAGTTGTTAAAAAGCCCCGCTATTGCGAGGCTTGATTGATTATGGCTAACGATTACATCGTAACGGTTATAAAAGAAGCTATTAGCCAACATGTGGTGTATGGTTGTTAACCGCCCACCAGGACAATCAACATGTCGATACTCAAAGATATCAAGATGCGTACTTTACGCCATGTGAAAAGTACTTGTCCTCATTGCTCCCGCCAGTCAAAGCACAGTCTGTCGAGAATAAAAAACAATATAACGTTAATTTGCCCCTTCTGTGGAAACATCTATCTTCCATCGGAAAGCAAACCAATAAAGTAACTGATTGACTACCAAATAAAACTCATAATCTCAGAATGTGGCAAAGCAGACATAACCTTTTATTGTTGTTCTCATTTAAGAGAATGTAACACCCAGAGTGGAGAGGGATTTTTTCTTCTCCACAATACGGCGATCAAGTTCAGCCACTGCATGCGGGCGTATGGCATCAAGAAAGGCGTTATCCTGATAGGTAGACTGGATTGTCACACCAAGTCCGGCACCACTTTCCAGTATGCTTTTCTGACTCTGTAGTTCTTTTATATCGTTATTGAGGTAATACGCTTCACTTAGGTTTTCTGCGTTCATCTTCTAACCCTGTTGTTGTTTGACTGCCTCACTGAGTCGTAAATGCGCTCACACGTCATTCCTGCCCGGTAGCGTTCGTCAGATCGCTCAGCATAATATCGAGCTTCCTCTGCAAGGCGTCCGAGCATGTCGGCGAGCACTGCGGCGTCGGCTCCGGCTGTTTTGCTTCTGACGGCAGTGGCAAGATCTGAGGTGTGCTTTGCGGCGTCCAGACGGGTGGCAAGCTTTGTTGCTTCGGTACGCAGCTGGCTAACAGTGGCAGACAGACCAGCAGCAGTGGCAGCAGATTTAGCGGCTTTCGCTTGTGCATCTTTAACAGCCTCATCACGGGCAATAATGCGCCCTTGTTCAATCATGCGTGCTGCGGTCTGTGCGTTCGCTGTTTGCGATGATTCCACGCTGTCACGCTCGGCCCACTTCTTTTCCCAACCGCGGCTGTTCCATACACTACCCGCGATGAATGCGACTGCCACCAGCAGCGAAATAGCAATGAACTGATAGCGCAGGCTCACTGGTCTATCCCCCAGCACGCCAGCGCGCTTTCCTGATCCCGTCGTTCTACCTGCCCATAGCAGCCATTTTTCTGGCCTTTGGTCAGACGACAGTCGCGGCCACCGTCTTTAATCCACCAGCGGATCGCTTCACAGGCGCCTTCACGGTCGCCAGCATTTATTCGCTTATAGAACGTAGATGGGAAACATTTTCCGGGGCCGATGTTATATGGGCAGAAAGATGCGATCCCGGCTTTCTGTGGTTCGGTCAGTGGTACCTTGATATTTCGCTCAACCCACGCCAGCGCCTTGTTGCGTTCTATGGCGTTCACCTGGGCGCATTTCTCAGCAGACAGCTTCATACCCTGAACTACTGGCTTACCATCAACCATCGTGGCGCCACGACAAATGGTCCAGAGCCCGCCGCCATCTTTGTATGCAGTGAGCCCGTTCCCCTCTTTCTCATTCAGGAACTGATCGAGGATGATTGGTGCGGATGCGCCAGCCAATACCAACCCAAGAACAGTTGCACTCAACTTTGCCCGGTTATCCATACTCACCTTCCTTTTGTAATGCTTCGACAACTACGATTGCCGCAGTCGGACGTTCATGAATAGGTTTATCACCGACCCCTTTCAGATAGTCATTGACCATTTTTGTGCGCTTCTCGTCTTCTCTACGCCGGCGATGTGCATCCACCCGCCCATTGATGTAAGAGGTAAGCGAGATAAGCAGACCGGCTGCGCCAAAAAACATGAACACCAAATCCTGAGTGGTAAATCCAATGGCAGACGCCAGAGCTGCTACCCACGCGAAGAACTGCGTGAAGATGTTCCCTGAATCATTCATTTTCATCGTCTCTCACCTCGCCGTATGCGGGTGCAGTGTGGAGGAAATAAAAAAAGCCGCCCGAAGGCAGCCTTAAAAAGACAACTCCCACCAAATTGGCAGGATTTCAATGATTAAGCGGTGTGACGTAGTAACCACTCTTAACAGATTACGATAGTTTTTGCGTACGCATTAGCATTTTTTTGAAGTATTATCAGAGAAAACTGATGGTAACCCTCAAAAGGATATTGGTATGACGGCAGTAGCAGGCCAAGAGATTACAACTCATAAATTCATCGTTCACATTATGAACAAAGAACAACAAGGAGCAGCCACTCTGATTCCTTGCCCAGCTGAAAAACCAGTGCAGCAAGCATCACGAGATCTTGTAAACGCCCTAACTAAAAGGTATTCCGGGCGAGCGGGTAAAGGTTATGGAAAATTTGAAGACGATCGCGATAGCTATCCTATGGGAAATATCGTTGATGATTACTTTGTGAACACAACTCATTCCTTCTATGACACAAGTGTTCGCATGCTTAATCATCTGAAAGCTCGAGCTGATGATGAAGTAATGTCTACAGGTGGCTATGTTATAATTGCCCATAATGAGGTTAACGGTAATCATTATTTAATGGTTGCTATACTTACTTCTGCTTTTGGCTCAACTGTACAAGACTTTGATATTCAAGAAAGTGAGTATTTAGACATAGCAAAACTTCGCGTTGCCGGACGAATTGACCTAACAGGTAAACAAGATGGTAAAGAACGTTATATCAGTTTTCTAAAAGGACAAAATTCTGTAGCAGGGTACTTTAAAAAATTTCTTGGTTGCAATGACATTTTAATTGCGAAGCAAGAAACGACAAAATTACGAAAAGCTCTTTTAGAATTTGCAACAGAAAGAGATTTTGAACCTGAGGCACGAGAAGAATTTCTCAATCGTGCTCATGAACAATTAAAAACTCTCAATCGCTCTGGAGAAACTTTCGATACCCAAATATTCGCAAACGAACTATGGCCTGCTGACCCCGAACTTCTCGTTGCAAAACTTACAAATGAAGAACTTGAATTCTCAGACGGTTTTGTTCCAGACGGAACTGTAATCAGGGGACTAATTAGTTTTAAAGGTAAATCACGTCACTGGTCCTTAAAATTCGAACGTGCAGCCCTACATGATGGAAGCGTTCAGTATGATTCAGAGAACGATAAATTGATACTTACTGAGATTCCAGATACCCTTAGGGATGAAATCATATCAGAATTGGGTGAAGAGGATGAGCAGTAATAATCAGAGAACCTTCAAAGACTTAGTTAGCATATACAAAGCTGCTACCTTTGTAGGTAACACATCTGAAGCCTCTATTATGCTCGATAATGAAGACCTGTGTGAGATTCTGCATGATATCACACAGTATCCTAATGACTTTGGGGTAACCATCGAGTCTGGCAATCTAGTGGTCGGAGAGACCCTAACTTTACATGTAGCACCACCGAAACTTCGAATGGGGCAACTTCATTTCTCATTTAATGATTATCTTAAAAATTCTAAAAATAGGATAAAAGAAGCTAATAATTTTTTTATTGTCGATCTTAACTTTCACAATAAAGAACGCGAGCCATTGCCAATTATATCTAGATACCGCAATGTGTTACGCTTAATTACTTTATTTAAAGAATGCTCTGCATATCTCGACGAGACTAATGCTGAACTTGTTTTTGTAGACAGTAATGTTCTTAAAATACCGGTAAACTATACTGCTGAAGATCTAGTCGATTCAAATGACAGTCTCATACAAAGCTTAATCGCAAATTTTGCGGAAGATACTCATAAAGAGCAAAAGCTAACCATACTTGCTAGCAGCATAAAATCATTATGTGAATCAAAAAGTAAAGATTCTTCTTTCTCATCTATGTTAAGAGATTTGCAGCAACTATCTGAAAGCTTTCATAAAGGGTATAAAGTATTTGTATCTGGATTCTCATATGAAAAAATACTTGATCAACTTCGTGTGGCTAAAATTGAAGAGATGGGTAAAATACATAAAGTCTTCAGTGACATACAGAACCAGATACTTGGTATACCTGTCGCAACAATTATAGTCGCAACACAAATGAAACAGGCAAATGGTTGGGATAGTCAGGCTCTAATAAATACAGCTGTTGTTCTGGGTGCATTTTTCTTTACGCTGATGATTCTATTCGTCCTTTTCAACCAATGGCAAACACTTACAGCAATAAGTGACGAACTAAAGCATAAAAAAGAACAAGCAGAAAGCAATTACAAAGCAATTTACGATGATATCAAAAACACATTTGATAGTCTAACGACAAGATTGCGCGTCCAAAAAATAATTTTTGTTACCCTAGGGTTCATTGTAGCCTGCGGGTTATACTTAACTTTTAAATTTTATTTCTTCCTTACTCCATATGCAACTCAGTATCTATTCAATTGACGGCCACACAGGCCGTCTTTAATTTTATTCACTCACCATACAAATAACCGCGCCAATAAAACCTAACGCAGTTTGCATCTGTTTTCTAACCGTTCCATCTGAACATTTCCTTTTTTTAGCAATAGTACGCAGCGAGATACCTATAACGAAATGAGCAATAATTAACTCATACACATCAGGTTTATACTTGCGTAAGCGGGCCACACATCCATCAATCATAATGCCTTCATCGTCGCTGCATTGAAGCCGTGATTTCTTACCATGAGGTAAAAGTCCCTTGAACCCAGCAGCTATTGGTTGCCAGTCCACACCGCTACTGTCAGCCGCAGCCCAGGCGCCCCAACGATCCATAACTTCATACATATCACGCATCAAATATCTCCTTACGCCAGAACGCCAAGCCCATAAGCCCGGTCCAGCACTCTGATTATCATTACCGGCTGAGGAACATGTTTTTGCTCAAACTTCACCGGGTCGTTATGTAGTTCTGTATGGCACTTACGACACAAAGGGATCGCGAAAATATCATGCGCTTTCGTGGCCATCCCTCCCTGCCCCCAGCCGATTAAATGGTGTGGGTCATCTGATGGTTTACCGCAGCATTCGCAGGGCTGTGTTTTAATCCATTCCAGATACCCGGAGGACGTCCAGCGGATCCGCTTTGGACGTTTCATAAAGGTTTGCGGGGACTCAGGATCGACCAGAACACCAACTACGGGCTTAACCGCAGGCACCTGCGCTGGCGGCATGTTCACGGTTACTGTGCTGGCTTTGGCTGTAATGATGCTGGTGGCGGTTACACGCGGTTCGATATCGCATTCACGCATGACTAACTGATGTTCTTCCGAAGGAATACGAAGCGCCCGACTGGCTACTGATTCGGGAATTGCATCGGTAACACCCATACGCACCGCCCACCAGCATAGCTCCGCCAGCGACAGTTCTCTGGAAGGATCCTGATTCAGTGCCACCATGATGCTGTTGATAATCCAGCTAATGACATTACGTCTCGCCAGCTCTGCAAGTTGTTCGCTGTAGTGGTCACGCAAATGGTTATCACAATGTCCACACAGAAGAACCGATCCGGGTTCATGGCGCAGGATGGTTAACTCGTGATAATGGTAATCGCTGTGTGGCCACTGACAGCAATGGCCACCATAACGCATAAGCCAGTAATCAAGGCCACTCAAACCACCAGCAGCCTTAATAACTTTTTCATCCAGGAAGAACGGCTTCAGGGAGTCGTCACTGGCAAGTGGCTGGCGAACGTCAGGAACACGGCCAGCAGGCAACCTTTCCATGCTTGCCGGCTGGCTTTCCACCAGCACACGTTCACAACTGAATAATGACATCAGCTCACTGCCCGGTTTGAGCAGCACAATTCCAAGCTCACGCGCAACCACCGGCTTCAGCAGCGCCCTCATTCTGCTATCTCCCCGATAATTATTTGTCCCTTCTCTCCCCATAATTTAGTGACGCGTGAATCCCAGATGTGAGCGTCATCTTCGTAAATGGCATCCATCAGCGCTTTCATCATGTTGTCGAAATCGGGTTTAGCCTGGTGTGGTTTACCGTTTAACTCAGCCCGTTTCTTTTTGGTCCAGCTCGCTGGCATCGGAAGCATGAAGGTGACATGCGAACCGCTTTCCGGCAGCTCAACACCCTGCAGACGAACTTCATCACAGAAAGCCCGGTAACGCAGAACCTCAGGACGCTTTTTCCATTTGTCAGCGCGCGTCATTCGGGGCTTGCCCATTGGGGTGATATCGTAGACTTTCACATTCACCTCCAGATCCGCTGTTGCCAGGTTCTGTCCTGGCGAGGAGGCTTAGATGCTTCCGGCAAGAACGCGCTGATCGTCCAGTGAATAAAGTCATTATCCAGACTACGCTCGGTCTTAATCTGCTTTGCTTTATAGTTGGCTTCCAGTTCGTCAGCCTGCTCAGTGGTGAGATGTGTATGTTGAAACCAGCTTTTCTTCATAACGCACCTCTGGATGCGGCAAAAAGAAAATCGCTGGCGTTGGTTAACGTCAGTATGAGGGATTGCTTGAATTGATCTTGCGCCATGGGGCTTTTCTCCTGTGGCGCAGCAGGTATAGGTTGTTCAGACCTATGACGGGAGTGTAACAGATTTTTGGGTAACGCGATAACCAGCCCTTTCCAGCATCTGGGTAAACAACGTAGGTGTACCAATAATTTCATTATCCTGAAGAGGCATGAAAGACACCATGCTACCGCGACGGTACATCAGGGCGCGCTCACACTCAGGAAATGATTGCAGCCTGGCAACGATGACTCCATCGTGACATCTGATGACTGCGTAGCCTTTTTTGGGCAATCCTAATTTTTCTTTCACTTAAACTCCCCCATGCAAACGGGATAAAAGTAACACCCAAAATAATTAATAAAACCAGTCGTCAGCACTTTCCCAGGTTTCCTGGAGGATAGTCTCAATTTTCTTTTTATCTTCCTTGTCACCACCAAACACACTTAAACCATCGGAGCCTGCACGTCGTATGCTCAAGCTGCAATTCTCATAGTGGTTTCCCAACCTTTTAAGCAATTCTTTCTCCAGCGCCGGAACTGCTCCCTTTGGAAGTTCTTTAGTACGATCAATGGTTAGTTCAACTTTCAT